TCGGGGTTTTGGTAAATAGAAGTTAGACGTATCGTTACATCAACTTACCAAAACCCCCAGTATCGCTTTCAATCGCATATCCTGAGCCTTCTGTAAACTCTGGGCGTGTGCAATTCCATGCAGCTTGAGGAAGCTGTTTATGCATTCTGGAATTTAACACTATCGAGTTCATAGAAGAATTATACCTTTTGATTGAATAAAAGTCAAGGACTTTTTACGATTTTCTACTACGACGTTCCCATCGCAGTAGAACTATTTATACAAATTATAGCTCAACTTTGATTAAAAGTCAAGCATTTTTCAAAATATTTTGAAAATATTTTTAGTGGAACTTAGCAGCCTTGATGTTCCAACCCATCGTACCTGCCTTGGATGCATTGGACTTTGGTTTCGCAGCATAAGTGGCTAGGTGAACAAACTCTTTAGTCTCTGGGTGTTCATACCCAACATGGATTGCTCCACCACCTGCGTTCTTGCGAACGTCAAACTTTGTCTTTGGATTAGAGAAAATCTTTTTCATTGGGTGATCACTATTAGGCTCAACCACTGATTTAACTTTTTCTTTCTTCTCACCAGACACTTTGACCTTTGAGTTTGGCATATCAGTGTCAGGCATCAAGTGTGATGTCAACATCTTACCAATCATCTTGTGACCTTCACCATTTGGTAAAGATGCAAGATGTTTCAAATGATCGTGTAACTCATTGTTCTGAGTTTGAATAGCTTTCTTACCACCTTCGTTGGCTTTCAGTTCCATCTCACTCTTGTTCTTTTCACCACCAGCTGCTTCATGTTCAGCACGATGAGCGTCTAGAAGTTTAGAACGTTCAGCTGGCGTCTTACCACTAATACCTAGTGGTTTGAACACGTGCTTGTCGAGAGCTTTCTTACCAACAGCGTCGGCATCCAACTTTCTAGATGGATGATCCATTAGACCACCCATATCAGCTGCAGGGTTCTTTGCTGTAATCTCTGCAGACTTCTTAGAAGACTTTAGAGAGAAACCTTCAAAGTGCGTACCATCAGAGTTTTTCTTGTTTGGTTTATTTTGAGAACCAGCAACTTCAACAGCAACATCAGATGTATTCTCTTGAGTGTCATTATGTACACCACGAGTGAAACGGGAAATATCACCTGGTTTAGAAGTGTGACCGACATTGATAATCTTTGCCTTTGGTCCATGCTTCATACGCACGTTGCGAATGATACCAGCAGCTGCAGAACGACCATGATAGATACGTGTTTGTACCTGTTCCTTGGTTGTCTCATTTGCGTTTTTACTCTTCGCGATCTCATTAATCTTGCTTTGCAGTTCTTTCTGCTCGGCCAGATGTTCTGGAGACCCTACTGTACCATTGACCTTATGCTTATGTTCATTAAGGTGATAGTGAGTTGCAATTTCAGTTAGGACGCCACCAGCGTTGATGGATAAATTACCGTTCTTATCAACGTGTTCTGTTTCTTTTGGCTCAGCTTTTACTTTCTTTGGCTTCTCAACTTTAAGTTTTGGAGGTGCCTTCTCAACAAGCATTCCCTTGAAAGAAAGGAATTCTTCGTTTAGATCTTCCTCTTCATCCTCATAAGCTGAGGACTTTTCAAGTTCTTGCTTAGAAGGTGCTTCAGCGTCGGGTTTCCAGTGCACTGTCTTTACGACGCCACCAAGGTGTTTATTGATAAAAACAGCGTGTGTTCCATGTTCATCTTTTTCTAGGTGAACATGAACTGGGTGACCACTTTGAGTATGATAAACATGATGAGGAGTTCTACCTTCGTAATCTGAAGGATTATAATCCTCTGTTAACCAAGTCTTAAAATTGCGCATGAGAAGTCCAATAGAAATTAGTATTTCTACTATTTATAATGTTTCTCCGCCGACAGGTCTAGAAGCTGGGCATAACATACCTTCTTCACCCTTTTGACAAGCGTCAAGAACTCTCAAAACTTCTGCAGCTGAACGACCAACGGATAACCCATGAGCACCGACATACTGTACGATGTTCTGAGTATCAAGGATATAGGTCACACGATATGGTACATTTTCATCAGAAACGATACCAAGCTCGGAAGCCAACAAGTTACCAGAGTCTGCGCATAGAGTGTGATTGATGTCTTTCAAGAGAGGGTGTGATTCTCTCCAAGCCAACTTACAGAACTCGTTATCTGGCGACACACCATACACAGTCGCGCCAAGTTTACAGAACTCACCCATGAGATTATCAAAATCAACAATCTCAGTTGGACAAACGAACGTGAAATCCTTTGGATAAAAATACACAACCTTCCAACCATCGGTTAGAGTGATATCTACTTCGCCAAAAGTCTTATTGGGGTTCAAAGACTTTAAAATAAATGCTTCTGGAAATTCTGAACCTACATTATACATTATACTTTCTCCACTTCAATTTTACATTTTTCTAAAAATTCAATACCAAGAGAATCTCTATAAGAATCTCGATAATATACCTTTTTTATCCCTGCGCCATATATGAGTTTAGCGCACTGAACGCAAGGAGCGTGAGTGCAGAATAGATCGGCACCAAAGCCTCGTTCACCATCACGTGCAAGTTTCGATATAGCATTTGCTTCAGCATGAATAACCTCATCTTTTGTTTTGTTCTGGAGAAAGTCTCCATTGTCATCATATATGTCTTCTTCACACTCATTAGTCCAACCAGAAGGCATACCATTATACCCAATTGAAATAATACGATTGTCCTGCACTACAACAGCGCCGACTTGTAATCGTTTTGCACTGGAAAGCTGAGCGAAACGCTCGGCAGTATCCATGAATGCATCAACCCATTTTTGCTTCATAATTTAACAACGAAACTTTTTACCTTCTCCAACTTACTCATTGGAATACGGAACTGTATCGTAGCCTCTTCAATTTTATGTATATTAACATCCATCGTTCTAGTCGCGCCATACGTTCTAACTGTCCACAACTTCCATTCATCGTTATAGAATGAAGTTTCAAAAACAGTTTCACTCGCAGTATCAAGACCAGTAACAGTTATTTTAGCTGGATCTACGAAAGAAGTCAAATTAAAATAACCAAACTCTTGACGCAGGGTTTTATAATCAGCTTTCCACTTATCGTTAAATGCAAACTTACCCTTAATCTTTACAGATATGTCAGAAGTGCCTTCAATAGATTTGAACTCGGTTTCTTCTGGGTTAAAGTAAACAGCTTCGCTACGATTGTTGATACGTTGGATTGCTTGTTGTTTTGTATCTTGGTGTTCTTTGACACCTTTCAAGAAGATAACTTGACCTTGATCTACAACTGATTTCGGCGATTGAACTTTGTTTGATTGAGCAGTAACTTGCGCTTCAATAATTACATAAGTGCAATCATCACGGAGGTATTTGTATGACTTAACAACACCACCGCTGTATTGAAAAATGTCTTCACCATAGTTACCATTACTTGAACGTTCAACTGAATGAATCCATGCGCCATTAACTTTATCCAAGGCACTACGCTTTGCAGCCATCAGTGCCTGATCACAGGTATCACCAAAACCAGAAGCCTGAACGGTTACAGTTTCAGCGTGGGCACTAATCGCCGCAAAGGCAGCAATCAGTAAGAACTTTTTCATTGGCCAAGGCTCATACGAAGTTGGTTTGCAGCACGCATCGAACGTTTATCAACTTGAACTGTTACAACAACGGTTTTCTTATCAGAAGAGATTTTTCGTTCGACAACATAAACACCCTTCAAGATACCATCAGCTTGTACGTTGATCTTTTCTTGAATTTGAGTTGCAATGTTGGCAGCACGTTCTTGAGACTTCTCATCGCCAGAAGAAACATTCTTAGCGAGCGAATTAGTCAGTGCCTCTGTTGACTTTGACGACTTCAAATCCGTATTGATGAACTCTATGATATTACGTTTAGCACGCATGGTGGCAACGTTCATGGCTTGTTCAAGACCAGCGTTAACATCAATTGGTACAGAGGAAGTAGCAGAGGACTTAACCAATTCCCACTCTCCTTTGTCCGTGAATGTTACTTCTACCTTACCAAAGTCTTGAGTGTATTTGACAGCATCGTTTGTGATTGGGTCAACGTCAGACAGCTTAGTTGTAGAACACGCAGAAAGAATGGCTGCCATTGCGGCAATAAGAATCACTTTTTTCATAATATAAATCTCCGATTAACGAATTGTGGTTGAATAGACGACAGTGTCAGGTTTTTGATACAACGATGTTACACGTTCACGCAACTTAGGATCCTGAAGAGAATAACCTAGTCGGTCAGGTGACTTGGGGTCAACCTTCTTAACTTCGCCATCTTCAACAGGAACATTGACGTTGCCAACTTTCGGTACATCAACCGTGATGTTCACTTTCGATTTCAGTTTAGCAAAATCATCAGCGAACTTAGCCCACTCGGTTTGAAAGTCTAGAGCCATAGCACTGGAACTTACAAACACGGATAACACTATCAATCGTTTCATAACAAACCTTTTTTAACTTTCCATACTTATATTATACCATAAGTTGGAATTAAAATCAAGCAGTTTCTTCGTCTTTTTTAGCCTTCGGAGTCAACAGCCCTGCCTTCTCTAGCAGCTTTCTGTTGATTTTCGGGTACAATTTATGTAATTGTTGGTCTTTTACAGCGATTAGCATCTTCGCTTCTTCGGGGTGGACTCCTTCTAGGAGAGAGATAAAGAGGCTCTCTCGTCTGAGAGGGGTTAAATCTTCGCGTAAGAAGACGTACATACGGCGCAACTCGCTGAACAGGTTAGTTGGGGTCATACCCATCGGTTCAGCTGCAGGTTTGAATGGTGGTTCACCTTCAGGGAGAATAAACTTCTTCTCTGGAACAAATGCGTGCATCAGAATAATTCGTAACGCAGCGTCATTTTTATACAATTCAATTTTGGTTGGATCAGCGTTAATATCATCCAACATTTGTGTGACATATTTTCTCATTAAAAGTCCTCAAGTTCATCTAGTAACAAACGGCAACGATGTTCAATCAAGTAATTCATAACTTTCATTTTATCGTTCGTGGGTTTGCTATTTAGGTATGCCTGGATAATTTCTTCTTTGACATCCTTCGGAATGTTATCAAAAGCAACCAGAGTAGCATTGCGTTGCCAATTTCTACGTTCTTCATCGTTACGACAGGCATCAATGCCTTTCTCATAAAACTCAGCCAATCGTTTAGCACTTACTGGCTTTTGACGATCGCCAACTACAAACACGTCATCCTTAGATAGAATGTTGGGTACACCGTCGCCAGCGTCACCCTTAACAATATGCTCGATGGTGAAGTCCATAATCTCTTGCTTTGTTGCTTGGATAAACTTCTTGAGCATAGGCGACCACTGCTTCACGTTACCAGAAGAGAACGGTGCCAGTTGAAGTTGCTTAAAGTCTTTATCAGAAGACAGGATCAAAACCTTTTGAGCTTCTTCCATAAGACCTTCTTGGATCAATTCGTTGGATTGAACCCACTCGGTCAAGACAGCAATGATGTCGTCTGCTTCGGCGCGATCAACCTTAACAACCTTGTATGGAAAATGTACAGCGAGGTCATCGCGGATCTCCGACATGGTATCAAAGATGAGTTTCCAATCGAGATCAGAAGCGTCACGTGCTTTCTTGCGACTGGCTTTGTAGTGTTCAAACACTTCTTTGCGCCAGTACTTACGACCGTCTGTGGCAATTACAATCTGACCATACTCTTTGCCATACTTCTTTTTATATGACTTGATTGTGGACAGAACAACGTGACGAATCAGGTTCTTAACTTCTG